TTTAAAAACCTCAACATCTTCTACTTTTGTGAACATGCCATACGAACGCGCCTGACCCACGGCGAGCCGTTCAAGCATTAGCTTGGTAATTGGATGCTCAAGCCAATCTGCGTGCTCACTATTCTTGTATCTCTGCTGCTCTGGTGTCAGCTTTTTCATCCAGCTCATCCTTTCCATTCAGCACTTTCAACGCTTCGACTTGCGTTTTCTGGGCTTCCGCCAAAGTGCGCTCAGTCTCTGCTTTAATCTTGTCTATTGCCGCCTGTTCCTTGTCTGCCGCCAAAGCCATTTGTATGCCCTGTAAAGCCTCTTGTTTTTGCTGCTGGTCAGCTTGACTAGCTGCTGCCTGTTCGAGGGCCTTGGTGACGTTACTGACGGGCGCTAAAGTGTCCTGCAAATCTAACCCTGTTAAATACTTACGCAGCAAAGCATCAAAATCCACATGCGCCATGATTCGGTCAGCCAGTTGCGGCGACTGTGCTCCCAACTGAGATAACGTACCTACTGCACGCTCGACGTTATTCACCTGGTCTACTCTTTGCAGCGCATCCTCAAATGTATTGAGTGAAAGCGTCAAGGCCTCGATTGGTGGCACTTTCTGCCCAGAAGACAGCCACGCTTCGCAGTCAAGACAAATTGCGCTCGCCTGAGTCAAAAAAGGTAATTTTTCAATTGGAACCCCCGCACCTAGTAACGCCAACTCTTGCATCACCTTGCTACGAATCATGTTGTAAACACGAACCGTTAGCGGGCGCAGCGCATTGGCGTTAATTGACGCCGCGTACTTGCGAAGCCGCACATCCGCCCCGTTCGCCTCAAGCCTTTTGGCCGTGGCAGACACATGACGGTCATTCGTGTCGCTTACCCCCGATAGAAAATTAGGAATCCCCACCGCGCTCTCAAACTGATACATGAGCCTAGAGAGCGATTCCTCAACTTGTGGTAACGACCGCTGTTGCCCATCAAGCGGCATCAAGTGACGGGGATGGGTAGACGATACCGGTACAAGCTCGCCCGGAGCCAGGGCCCCTCCATCCGCATTAAAATACGTATCATTTGGGTCATAGCCCATTGGCGGCTTAACCGTGGATTTAATATTGTCTATGGCCAGGTTATGAATCGTGACCGCCGCAAGCTCAAGCTCAAGCGCCTTATTACAAATACCGATGCCCACGCGCACCGGGCCGACGTTCTCGATATAGTGCTCCATCAAACAGGCATAGATTGCGGACTCTGGCGCACTGTCGTCTTGTGCAGGAAGCTCGCGCGACGTAAACCGAATAAGGTGCTTGTGGTCTACCACCGTCGCCCGAACGTGGTACATGGGCATACCGTCTAGCTCAAGCACTGGAACATAGTAGTCCACCACTTCAAACCCCAAGCGCTGCGTACGCTCTACGCTGCCCAGGTTTGAGCGCCCGCCGGATACGTCCGTGTACCCTTTTTCGCCCCCCAAGTTATTGATTTCCGGCAGACTGAACGACCCCGATGAATCTGCCTGAGCCATCTTCTCAAGCTCGTCACGGGTCAGATACGTACGCACCATCACCGTTGCACGGTCAAGGGTCTCAGTTACAGGATACACGCTTATATCCGCAGCATTGATACACTCGACTACCAGGCGGGGCAGCGCATCGACGCCGTAACAATAATCCCACCGCACGCTAATCCCGATAGCCCCCTCAATAGCCAGGGTTTGCGTCATCCTGTCCATAACGTCCGTCGCCTTCGCTGTCTCCATAAAATAGGAAATCAGGGAAGTCATGACAGAACAGGCAAGCGCGTATTGCGGATTTTGTAGACTGAAATACTCTTGTGCCGAAGGCATAAGCAACGGAGACAAGCGAGAAACAAAAGTATCTACCGCGCGTGCCGTCCACGACAAATGCGTTTTTGTCTGTATGGCAATGCTCTTGCGGTCACGTTCGGCAATCTGCGCGTTATAGGTTTGAATGACGCGGCTACGAACATCCGCGATATCCTTCGCCGCACGGCTAGACTGGTTCCAGTAGCTCTCAAGCTCGGTGACTACTTTTTCACTCAATGAACTCATGGCTATACCGGAAAAACCAGATTCGACTTACGCCGCTCCGGCTTTTTACTCGCAGGATTGTCGGGTAACGTATTGGCAAATTGTAGCACGGTGTACCGCAGACAGTCCATAACATCTTCATACGGGTGCTTTTCGTGGATTGTGTCGAGCACGTCCTGATTCCTGTCTACCTTGTAGCGGTACTCCCCCTGCAACGCGGCAATAAGCATGGGCACCTTGTCAGGATTATGAATCTGGATACGTTCCCGGTTAGTGAAGCGAGTCGAAAACATGGTTTGTAAAAGCGTAACGCCATTAGCTAATCGCTTGATGGAAGTCAGTACGTTATCCAGCTGCAAAGGGGATAGGCCGTGATTCGAGAGAATATCATGGTCTGAAAATGCCTTTGTTGCTTGCCACGGTTTTGTTTGCCCAGCGGGGTCTCCGGTAAACCGGTAAGCGTACCCGGTGACGCTAGAGTCTTTTCCCCGCAACGGATTGAGCCGGTTATACCTGTCCATGGTCGCCAGGGTTGCTTTGGCCAAATCTTCAGTTGTACCGGTCGAATCCAAGCCCAGCCCCAAAATCACTTCATGAAACACGTCTACGTTGTAATAATCGTCGATTTGACTGAACAGGGCGCAGCACACTTTGCCAAAATCGAAGGCAATCGTAATGGGCCGCAACGGGTCAGGTATGTACAGGCCATCGGGGTTTGCGGGGGATACCAGTGTCTCGGTTGTCTTGACGTGCCTACCGTAATCAAACATATCGAATATCTGCCCTTCCAGACTTTGCGCGTAGCTCAAATCAACTTCCCGTGCGAGTCCGGTACGCGTGTACCGCTTCTTTTGCTTCTCATACCAAATGTGGTCATGCTTGGGGTGCCGCTTCCAATGATACGTCAATTTTTTTGGCTGGTCTTGCAGCTTGCCATTGGCCATCTTGCCAAACCGGTTATTCATGCCGTTGGGGGTAGACACCGCCCAGCGCGTATCAGTCGTTTGCCCGCACGCTTCCCACGCCGTATCCGCTGTCTCCCAAAAAGCCAATTCATCCAACAGCGCTACCGTCGCCCGCCCCGCACGGCCAAATTCCGAGTTAGCCGTCTCACCGACGATAGCGTTACCGTTAACCGGGTTAATCAGCTTGAGATACGTCGCGTGCTTGTTCATCTGAAACCCTAGCGGTCTCATGAACCTGGGCAGCGCACGAATTGCAACGCGCAGTTTTTCAAACATGGTGTTAATGCTGCCCGGCTTGTCTACGTAATCCACGTTTCTTGAACCCAGAATCGCGGAAAAGCCGGGGGTGTACAGCCACTGGTGTAGAAGAACAATCAGCGCCGTCCAGCTTACACCCATATCTCGCGACTTCTCGATAAGCAAATCGTAGCGGTGCGTGATGGAATCGAGCAGGTACACCACCATCTCGCGCTGAAACTCGTACTGGTTAAAAGGCGTTTCACCAATAGGCCGGTTGTTTTCGGCGTTAATGCGCGGGTCGTAGGTATAGGCGTAATAATCGAAAAAATAAAGGATATTCGCCGCTTTCTGAATCTCATCCGCTTTCATCTGCGGATTTTTATGGACTTTCAGAAGATGCTCAACCCGCTGGCGCTCAGATAGCATGTTAGACCCTGTTAACCAGTAATTTCCGAAGCCGCGACAACTCCTCATCCTGCATGGTCTGAACGTCTTCAGGCGTAATGGCCGTGACATCCACCTGCTCCTCCAGCGCTTCGGGCATCAAATCCTTAATCGTCTTCAACGCGGCAAGCGGGTCATGAAACTCAAGATTCACCTGGTCAGTGACGTTACCAAAAGGGTCGGTTCGACTGGTAAACTTGATTTTCTTGACGGCCATAGCCATTTGCCGTGTCCACTGCGGCACAGGCACGGGCTCATACTGGGGTGCCCGAGGGTCAGAATCCGCTTTTTGCCTGAAATACCGCCGAACGTCCTGAGTAACAATCGAAATCAGCGTCTCTGCCATACCCTGCTTGGCACGAGAAACCGACTTAATCCGCTCTTGACGCATCCAGTCAATGCGTGTTGTAACTTCGGGGTCTATCTCCCACTCAAACAACTGGTTATTGGCGTCTACCAGCGGCAGCGCGGGGCCAATCAGACTCATTACCGCATCATACGGTTCCATACCCCCACCCACCAAAGCAATAAACTGCTCAGTGAGGGGGTGCTTTTCCTTTTTCCGCGCAAGCGAGGCTTTAGCTGTCGAGATAGCCATACACCCTAAAGTATATAGCCACTATTCGCTTTTTGTACAAGCCGGATTCAAACCCTCTTTCGCCCCACAGCGCGCCCATTTTGTTTCCTCATACCCGCCAAACGGAGTACCTTCCCACATCCGCTTCAAACAGCCGGGGCAAGAACGAAAATGTTTCTTGCCAAACAAAAACGGGTCATTCGTGTTAGCCATCTCTTTATGCCCACAGTACAAACACTGCATAATCTCCTTATACAACATCTGTTTAAGTAGTAAAACCAGTTTCCGCACAGTAATCATAAAACCTCCTGAATCCGTATAACCAATAGCATAACACACTAAGTACCTTGAAAAACGCATGAAAAATCCAGGGAGGGATCGTGACTGGGAAAC